GACTTTCAAACTGACATTGATTCCCGTAGAGATTGGATCCAGACCTATGTCGATGGTCTAGAACTCCTAGGATTAAAGATTGAAGAACGCTCTGAACCTTGGGAAGGGGCTTGCGGGGTCTATCACCCAGTATTAGCTGAAGCAGTAATTAAGTTCCAATCAGAAACAATTATGGAAACTTTCCCAGCTGCTGGCCCAGTGAAGGGCGAAATTATCGGCAAAGAAACCCAAGACAAAAAAGATGCTTGTGAACGTGTAGTTGATGATATGAACTACCAATTGACCGATGTCATGCAAGAGTTCCGTCCAGAGCACGAAAGAATGCTTTGGGGCGTGGGTTTATCAGGTAACGGCTTTAAGAAAGTCTATGTAGACCCAGCTTTAGATCGCCAAGTATCGATGTATGTTCCTGCTGAAGACTTGGTTGTGCCTTATGGTTCAGCCAGCTTAGAAGCAGCAGAACGCATTACCCATGTGATGCGTAAAACCGAAAATGAACTACAACGCTTGATGTATGAGGGTTTTTACCGAGATATTAATCTTGGTTCACCAGACAATGTGCTGGACGAGATTGAAAAGAAAATTGCGGAAAAACTGGGTTTTAGGGCAACCACAGATGACCGATTCAAAGTCTTAGAAATGCACGTTCACCTTGATTTAGAAGGTTTTGAACACGAAGACAAGCACGGAATGCCTACTGGCATCGCTTTGCCCTATGTTGTAACTATTGAAAAATCAAACGGAGCCATATTGGCTATTCGTAGAAACTGGGATCCAGATGATAAAACCTACCAAAAGAGACAACACTTTGTACATTATGGCTATATTCCTGGCTTTGGTTTTTATCACTTTGGCCTTATCCATCTCATTGGCGCTTTCGCTAAATCGGGAACTTCTATCCTCAGACAGTTGGTCGATGCAGGGTCATTATCGAATTTGCCTGGCGGCTTTAAGACCCGTGGGTTGCGAGTCAAGGGCGATGACACACCAATAGCCCCAGGTGAGTTTAGGGACGTAGATGTCCCATCTGGCACGATGAAAGATAACATCATGCCTTTGCCATACAAAGAGCCAAGCCAGACTCTCATGGCATTACTCAATCAAATCGTAGAAGAAGGCCGTAGATTTGCTTCTAGTGGCGATTTAAAAGCTTCTGATATGTCTAGCCAGTCCCCAGTTGGTACAACTTTGGCTATTTTGGAGCGCACTTTGAAAGTGATGTCGGCTATCCAAGCCCGTATTCACTTCTCCATGAAGCAAGAATTTAAGCTGTTAAAGAAAATTATTGCCGATTACGCCCCAGAAGATTACTCTTACGAACCTTCTACAGGACACCAAGCAGCCCGCAGATCCGACTATGAGATGGTTAATATTATCCCTGTATCAGATCCAAACGCTGCAACAATGTCTCAAAAGGTAGTTCAGTATCAAGCGGCTTTGCAATTGTCGCAAACTGCACCCCAGTTGTATAACTTGCCTTATCTACACCGTCAAATGCTAGAAGTCATTGGCATTAAGAATCTGGAAAAGCTTGTTCCAATGCCAGAAGATATGACCCCTGTAGATCCTGTAACAGAGAATGTCAACGCTTTGAAACAAAAGCCGTTAAAGGCATTTATAGGTCAAGATCACCAAGCGCATATTCAAATTCACTTGGCCGCCATTAACGATCCAAAAATCAAACAAGTTATTGGCCAAAACCCACAGGCTCCTTTGATTATGCAGACTTTGCAGGCTCATATTACTGAGCACGTTGGCATGGAGTATATGCGCCAAATGCAGCAAGCTATGGGCATTAATATCCCGTATCAGGACAATGACGATGATCAAGTTCATCTCACCCCAGATCAAGAAATGCAAATTGCTCGTCTGGCCGTACCAGCTGCTCAAAATCTGTTGCAACAAAATCAAACAGCGGTTGCAGCGCAACAAGCCCAGCAGGCAGCGCAAGATCCAATTATTCAGATGCAGATGAAAGAATTGCAGCTTAAAGCGCAAGAAATTGATATCAAGCAGAAGAAAATTGCAATGGATGCCGCAGGCAAAGCAGATCAGCTTGAGATTGAAAAGCTGCGTATTGCAGCCCAAAAAGAAATTGCTGGTATGCAAGTGGGCGCTAAGACTGCTTCTGATAAGGCCAATTTAGCGGCCAAACAAAAATTAGAAGGTATGAAATTAGGTCATCAAATTGGCAATGCCAAGGCGCAATTAAACCAGCAAAGACAGGGTCAAAAACTCCAAGTCACTGCGGATTTATATAAAACCGAACAGCAATTAAAAAACAAATCACCAAAAAAGGAACCTAAATGAAAGAAAAAATACTTGACCATCTCCTCAAACAGGTAGATGCGAAGGTTAGGGGCTTGGAAGAGTCCCTTGGTACTGGAGTAGCCAAAGACTTCTCTGATTACCAAAAAACTTGCGGGCAGATTACAGGTCTTTTGTCCGTAAGGTTATACATCTCAGACCTTAAAAAGAACTTGGAGAATTTTGATGAGTGAAATACTAATCGGCTCAAACCCCGATGATGTAACACAAGTAACAACCCTGCCTCAAACAGCAGAAGAAAAAGCAAAGCAACTACCACAACCACAAGGCTATCGTATGCTTGTTGGTATTCCTGATGCAGAAACGACATATGCTAGTGGAATCGTTAAAGCCGATACTACTTTGCAGATGGAAGAAGTTCTTTCCACCGTTTTTTTTGTAATAAAAATGGGTCCAGATTGCTACCAAGACAAAAACCGTTTCCCAAACGGCCCTTGGTGTAAAGAAGGAGACTTTATTCTAGCCCGTCCAAACACTGGCACCAGACTAAAGATTCATGGACGTGAATTCCGTTTAATTAATGATGATTCTGTCGAGGCTGTAGTAGAAGATCCTCGTGGAATTACTCGTGCATAAGGAGAACAACATGGCTGAATTTGAAAAACAAGACTTTTCTTTTTTAGAAGATGACGAAAAAACGCCTCAGGATGTAGAAATTGAGATAGTTGACGATACTCCAGAGGAAGATCGCATTAATGCTGCACCGCTTCCTAAGGAAATCGTTGAAGATATCGACAATGATGACCTAGAATCATACTCAAAAGAAGCAAAACAACGCCTTTTGCAGATGAAAAAGCTAATTAACGATGAACGTAGAGCTAAAGAAGCTGCTTTGCGTGAAAACGAAGAAGCTATTCGGGTTGCCAATACAATTATCAATGAAAACAAAGCTTTAAAGGGCCGTTTATCCAATGGCGAAAAGGTTTATGTATCAACCGCCAAAGAAAAACTGGCATCTGATCTAGAACAAGCAAGACGGGCATACAAAGAAGCTTATGATTCTGGCGATGCAGACCGTTTAGTGGAAGCTCAAGAGAAATTGACTGAAGTTAAGTTCAAAGCTCAAGAGATGGATCGATATGTCCCACAATACGAAGAAAATGATTTACAATCATCACAAGAGGTCCAAACACCTCAGACCCAACCAACACGCCTGGACTCAAAAACCCAAGCATGGCTTGATAAAAACAAGTGGTATGGTCAAGATGAAGACATGAGTTTTCTTGCTATGGGCATCCATAAGCGGCTAGAAAGAGACGGAGTCCCGACAGGCTCTGACCACTACTGGAACACTATTGATGCAGAGATGAGAAAACGATTCCCAGAGAAATTTGGGGAGGTAGAAGCCAAACCTTCTACTACAACTCGCAAAAGCACGGTGGTTGCACCAGCGACACGTTCAACATCCTCCAAAAAGATCACACTGAACACACGTCAAATGGAACTGGCTAAAAAATTCAAAATTACGCCAGAGCAATATTACAACGAATTAGTTAAAACGGAGTCCCAAAATGGCTGAAAACAATCGTACCCCCCGTGAAGTAGCAACAAGACAACAGGCAGAACGCCCAAAAGCATGGTCTTTGCCCGAATTGTTACCTGAACCAGACAAGCAAGCAGGTTTTGCTTATCGCTGGGTTAGGGTTTCGATGCTCAACAACGCTGACCCCCGTAATCTTTCATCAAAATTGAGAGAAGGCTGGGAACCAGTCAGAGCTGAAGAGCAACCGAAATATGGAATGTTAACCGATCCAGATAGTCGCTATAAGGACAATATCGAGATTGGTGGTTTATTACTCTGCAAGATTCCTGAGGAATTTGTGAAGGCAAGGATGGATTATGAGGCCAACCAAACCCAATCAAATGCAGAGGCAGTAGATAATAGTTTTATGAGACAAAGTGACACTCGGATGCCTCTCTTCCAAGAGAGAAAATCTACAGTTAGCTTTGGAAAAGGTTCTTAATTAATTTAGGAGATTTAATATGGCTTATCCTACAGTTTCGGCCCCTTACGGCCTAAAGCCAGTTAACCTGATCGGTGGTCGTGTATTTGCGGGTTCTACCCGTATGTTCCCTATCGTGAATGGTTACAGTACTAGCTTGTTCAACGGTGACGTTGTAGCAAT